CGCAGAGCTGCACCCAACCCCCCCAACACGCGCGCGCTTGTTGTATACGGAGGGCTGGTTGTTTTGTGGGTATTGCGTATAAAGGGCGGCCAAGCATGTGGTTTGTTGCTTTGTTGATCAATCAGCAGCAAGCCTAGTGGTCTGATTGCACGAGGGTTTTATGCTCCCCCCCCTTTCCCCCCCCTCATAGGGGTTTGGGATCGGTTCAACTTGTTGAGACGAACTAGCTCGCGTTGTCTCAAGGTAACTCTCAATCCCAAGGGTGACCACTTGGCTGTTCGTGGTCTGCGTGGTGCGCCCATTTGTGTGAGGGTGATGACGCACTACGCCGATGCCCCTCTGACGGGCGAGTCTCCGAGTACGAGTCGGATCGCTTGGTATCTTAGCAGTGATGGATTACGAGTCGTGGTCTACGTGGGTGTTTCGTTGCTGGTTCGCTAGTGGTGGTCAGGGGAGGTTGGTGGTTCATGCGGCGTGCGAGTATGATGCTTGGGTGTCGTTTAGAGTGTTGACTGGGTTTGATGTGAGTCTTGATGGTTTGGAGCATTACTGATGAGTGAGCAGAAGTTTGATCCTGAGGCGGCTAGGGTTATGGCGTGGATGTTTCAGCAGCGTAATTTGTTTGAGCGTGAGCATGGTCGTCCTCCGTCTAGTAGGGAGTGGTTTCCTGTTCAGATTGAGGCTAGGGCGCGGTATGAGAGGATGACTTGTCGTGACGAAGCGTGCTGATTTGAAGATGCAGCGTGAGGATAAGCAGACTGGTATTGAGAAGTTCGGGTTGGACGAGTCTGCTTTCTTGGTTGAGGGGTATCGGCACTCGGTGACTCCCAACGAGTTGTCGAAGGAGCAGATGGATGAGGCTGTGGAGATGGCTGGTCTTGGCGCTTTTGAGTCGGCTATTGCCAGGGTGCTTGGCGTGTCGGAGTCTACGTTTGTGAATAGTCTTCGTAAGGGCAAGCTTGGACAGTCCGAGTTGTATCGCGAGTGGTCTGACAGGTTTTATGAGGCGCGGAAGAAGCATATGAAGCGGAATCTTCGTGTGATGAATGAGGCGGTTGATGAGGGTGATTGGAAGCCTGCGGCGTGGCAGCTCGAACGCAGCTTTGGGTTTCACAAGCAGGAGGTGGTGGAACATGAGGTTGGGCCGCAGACGCTCTCACTGATGCAGTTGGCGCAGATCCCAATTGAGGATGCGCAGAAGGCGCTTGAGATTGAGGGCGAAGTAGTGGTTGAGCCTGATGATGCTGCGTGAGTAACGAACTAGACCGTGCCGCCCTAGAGTTACGGGCGAAGATGGCTGACCCAGTGTGGAAAGCCAAGAATCTATTTGGTTTTGAACCATGGTCAAAGCAGCGCGAGATTCTGAAGGCGCTCCGTAAGCACAAGCGTGTCGCTGTTCGCTCTTGTCACGGCGTTGGCAAGACGGCAACCGCTGCTACTGCTGTGCTGGATTTTATGACGGAAGGCCCGTGCCGCGTCATCACCACAGCGCCTACATGGAGTCAGGTCGAACAGCTCTTGTGGCGCGAAATCGCCGTCCGCCACTCAAAGATCCCTGGTGGCAAGGATGCTTTTGGCAAGATATTCAAATCATCGCTAGAGGTGCGCTCGGATTGGTTCGCGATGGGACTTTCAACCGACAAGCCAGAACGATTTCAGGGTCATCACTCTCCCCGCATGATGCTTGTCGTAGACGAGGCTAGTGGTATTGACGAAGCTATCTACGAAGCATCCGAAGGCTTCCTCACTGCTGATGAGGCGCGCGTTCTTCTGATTGGGAACCCGACTCGACCCGCCGGAACCTTCTACAAAGCATTCCAGAAAGACTCTGGATGGTACCCAGTCCACATGAGCGCGTTTGATGCGCCCTGTTTCACCAATGAGCGCGTATCCAAAGAGGCTCAGAGAGCTTTGATCACGCAAGAATGGGTACAGGACGCCAAACAACAGTGGGGTGAGGACTCTGCGGCGTACAAGATTCGCGTGTTAGGCGAGTTTTGTGAGACAACAGGCCGCCAATTCTTCAACTTTCTCGACAATCTCGCCGCCACGCCCCACAAGAAACGTGGTTTCGTGCGTGGAATGCCGGTTCCTGGCGGTCGAATCGAGTTTTATGAGGAATCTCGGGGCGGAATGCGCATGTGGGAGACACCACAAGCCGGTGTTCGCTACCTAATCTTCGCTGATGTGGCCGGATCGGTCAGTTTTGACGAGTATGAGCGGCGAGAATCCCGTATTGGAGCTGGTGCGGGGTCAGATTATTCGGTCGCGGAGGTTCTTCGCCTTGATAATGGCGAGCAAGTCGCCGAAATCCGGTATCGAGCGGATGTTGACGAGTTTGCCGACGACTTGGCGCGTCTTGGGCGTTTGTATAACGATGCGATGCTAGCTGTGGAGCGCAATGGGCCGGGTGCGGCTGTCCTTACCCAGCTGAAGAACGTGATGGGGTATCCGCATATCTGGAGGCCGCGTAATCCAATCCATGTGAAGACGCGGATGGATCAAACGCTTGGGTGGAACACGACTGCTGCGACTCGCCCCATGATGCTCGCCGCAATGCAGGCCGCTATTCGTGATGAGCCTGGTCGAATCAAGAGCGAACTGCTGATTGACGAGCTACGCACGTTTGTTTTTCGGGATCGGAATGGTAAGGAGCCGCGCCCCGAGGCGGATGAGGGTTGTCACGACGACTTGGTGATGGCTATGGCTGGTGCGCAAGCGGTGTGGCAGCAGGAGGCGCAGTCTCCGATTCGCCTTGTTGAGCGGCCTAAGCCTGTGGTTGAGGTTCCGATGCAGAAGCGTGCGCCACGATTTGTTGTTGGACGCGGCTAGGAGATCCGCGAGTGAGCGGGTGAGGGTTGGTTTCTCCTAGCCGCACCAGCACCGTAGCATGTATCATTTCAACATGCCAGTTAAGGGAACCGACTATAAGAAGGGCGACTTCAACAAGCTCGCTGCGAAGTTGAAGGCGAAGAGTGGGAAGGATTCTGGCGCGCTTACGGCGTACATTATGCGTAAGAAGTATGGTGCTAAGAAGTGGGCAAAGATTCAGGCCGAGGGTCGCAAGGACTGATGAGCGAGTTTGTGCCGCCTAGTGGCGCTCGCGCGGCTGCGCGCCGAGGGTTGGATCTTGTGGCAAAGGGTAAGGCGGGTGGTGGTTTTGAGCCTGCGACTGCTGCTCGGGCGCGAAAGATTGCTGCTGGCGCGCCACTAACTCGTGACCATGTGATGCGTATGCACTCATTCTTCAGCAGACACGCGGTTGATCGCAAGCCTAATTGGGGCGCGTCTGGTAAAGAGACTCCGGGGTATGTTGCGCATCAGGCGTGGGGTGGAGATGCTGGAGCGTCGTGGGCTTCTAGTCTTGCTAAGCGCCTTCGAGAATCCGACAAGTAGGGTATAGTTTCTCGCGTGAAGAAGACCAAGTACGCAAAACTTGTCGCTTCGCTTCGCGCAAAGGGCGCTGAAGATCCTCGCGCGCTTGCCGCAAGCATTGGTCGTAAGAAGCTTGGTAACGAAGAGTTCCAGCGCAGGGCTGCTGCTGGTCGCAGGAGTGCTGCGTAATGGCTCCGCTTGATAAACTCAAGAAGAAGAACGCTCCGACTGTTAGCATCGCGCTCATGCGCATGAAGCCCATGTCGCGCAAAGAAGCAATGAACGATGCCATGTCCGAAGACGGCTCTGAATACGACACGACCGAAAATAATGCTGAAGAAGAAATGGGCAAAGAAGACATGATGGAGGACAAGGCCGAATACGGTTCTGAGCATTGTCCCAAGTGTGCCGAGTATCAGATGCTCATTGGCGAAGCACTCGCCATGTACATGAAGAACAAGGACGCTAAGGAAACGCCAGACTCCGAGATGGAGTAGGTGCTACACTAAACCCTATGAGCGTACCTCCGAACATGATGGGCGCAGGCCCCGCAATGATGGCTCCTCCCGCCGCGCCGATGCCTCCGGCTCCGACCGCGCAGACACCGGCGATGGCTGCTCTGCCTGGTATGGCTCAGCTCGCGTCTGCTCAGCAGGCTCAGATGATGGCAATTCAGGATGAGATGAATAAGCAGATTATGATGCTTATCGCTAGTCTTCCTACGCCAAATCCGGCTGGTGAGGCTGCTGTTAGTGCGCCGCTTACGCCGATGATGAGTGGTGCGGATACTGGTAGTGCTGCTCCGGCTATGCCGATGAGCGGTGGTACTGGTGCCTACTAATAACTTTGCGCAGAATGATGCTGGCGTAAACGCGCCGTTCACTCGCGCAGTAGCGATCACGGCTAATGATTCAACGGATCTTGCTGAGATCCCGCGCGCGCTGAACGTGCATAAGGGAACGGGCGGATCTGTGACGGCGATCAAGGTTACGATGGTTGGGGATTCTACGCCGGTAACGCTTAATCTGAACGTGGGCGCGGTGTTTCCGATTCGTGTTAGTCGAGTGTGGGCTACTGGCACGGACGCGACTCAGATCATCGCCCTCTACTGATACACTATCCGCGTGCCGTACACTGCCCCGACTCCTAGTACCGTAGCTCCTGGCGATACGTTCCCAGCTACGGCGTATAACATTATTGCTGCGGATCTTGCTGATCACGAGTCGCGGATTAAGACGGGTGTTGAGTCGTATACGACTGCGCAGAAGACTGCGCTTACTGGTGTCGCGACGGGTACTGTTATTTACGACTCAACTCTTGGCCTTATGCAAGTGTGGAATGGGTCTGCTTGGTATGCAGCGTCAGGATTTATTCCAATCAATACAACAGTTGTTAATTCTCAAACAAGCGTAAATGTGGATAACGTATTTCCAACAACCTTTTCTGCACATAGGGTTGTTATTACTGATTGGAATCTGGCTGCTGGCAGTAGTTCTACTTTTAGTTTTAGAACCGCTGGAGCTTCTCCTGCTACGGATTCGACTGCTAATTACAATTGGCTGTATCGAACTGGGATTTACTCAACTGGTGCGGCAAGTTTTAACAATGGAGTAAGCCAAACAAGCCATTCTCTTTTCATTGGTGGCGGTAGTTTGGCAATCAATCATATTTTGGAAATCACAAACGCAGCTCAGGCCTCCCCAACGTCGTATACAATGGCAGGAACAGCGTTTACTCCGTCGGCTAACTCTGTGCAAGGTTCTGGGTATCATGCTGCATCAACTATATTCGGAGGATTTAATATTTCAACTTCTGCTTCTTTTTCATGCACAATTCGAGTTTACGGGTTTGTTTAATTAGTTATGCCGTACACTCGACCTTACACTGGTGGGTTTATTGACTACCCGAACACCACCACGCCCCTAACCGCAAGCGCGCTAAACACAATGGATCTTGGCATCAAGGGTGCCTATGATCAGATTCAGACGCTCACTACCACGCAGCGCAACGCAATCAGCAGTCCGAGTCTTGGCCAGCTTGTGTGGGATTCGGATCTTGAAGAACTATTCGTCTACCTCAACGGAGCCGCTGGCAATGGTTGGTTTGGGCTTGGCAACTACATTATCTGCACCAGCACCACTCGACCAGCCACGCCCGTTGTTGGTATGCGTATTTACGAAACGGATACGCGATACAACTATACGTACATTGCTGGAGCCTGGACTCCTTCGGGCGATACGGTTATCTGCACGGTTGCGACTCGTCCAGCTTCGCCTCCGATTGGTCAGATTATCTATCAGACTGATACGGATGAGGTTCTGAAGTACGTTACGGATGCTGACGGTACTGCGCGGTGGATGCTGGCGGATCACGATTATCGTCGCAATGTTGTGATCAATGGCGGTTTTGACGTTTGGCAGAGAGGAACCTCGTTCAACCCGACGAGTGCGACGAGTACGTCAACCGCGAATTATGCTGCTGATCGTTGGCAGTTCCTTCAGGCTACGACAAGTGCTGCGGCGTTTACTCGACAGGCAATTACGTCGTCCGACCCGGCTGGTTTCAACTATTACACTCGTGTGCAGCGAGCAAATACGTTGACGCTTACGACCGCGTATACGGTACAGACAAGCTTTGAGTCGCAGAACATTCAGCAATTTCGTGGTAAGTATGTGACGCTGAGTTTTTGGGCGCGTGCTGGTGCCAACTATTCTGCTGCTTCGTCGTTTCTTGTGTCGGACATTGTGACTGGCACCGGTACGGATAACACGGTTGGCAACTTTACGACAAACACGGTGAATACGACGACGAATAATGTGTTGACGACTTCGTGGAAGCGTTTTGCGATTACGACGAGCGCGGTTCTTGCGACGACGATTACGCAGCTTGGTGTGCGGTTTGTGTTTACGCCGGTTGGTACGGCTGGTGCTGCTGATTATTTTGATATTACTGGTGTGCAGGTTGAGCCTGCGAGTGCGCCGAGTGATTTTGAGTTTCGCGATTTTGGTGAGGAACTTCGTCGTTGTCAGCGATACTATTATCGTTTGGGGCCATATGGGTCTACGGGCTTGTCTTTTGGTGTTGGCTTTATGCGCGATACTTCACTTTCTCGCGTAGAAACTCGTTTTCCAGTTACAATGAGGACTATTCCAGTTGGAGTTGAAACAAGTGGTACTGCTAACCATTATGGAATTAACTATCTTACGCTTGTTGGTAGTCCTTGTAGTTCAATTCCAGCATTTTACTCTGCTACTCAAGAAGCAGCTACAACCACTTTTGTAGTACCAGGCCCATTAACTAATGGCTATTGTATTCAGGGTGTCAACGGAACTACAGCGGCTTATCTTGGCTGGTCTGCTGAACTGTGATCGAGTCTTCCGACCCCAAGAAACTCCTAGACCGATTCCAGAAGTGCTGGTCGCAGTCCGATCAGAAGCATCGGCAGAATCGAGAGTTCTACAAGAAGTGCGACGACGGCTACAACGCAATCATCAAGCCATCCAACAGCGAATGGCAAAGTGACCTGCACCCGCCCTACGCACTTCAGATCATTGACATCATCGAATCCAACATCGTGGATGATGATCCCGATGTGCGCGTCATTGCAGCTCAGCCGCAGTACGAAGAGGGCGCGGAGATGCTGACGCACATTCTGAAGCAGCAGCGGTACAAGGATAACTTTGGCGAGAAGTACGCACTGTTCGTAAAGCAGGCGCTTGTCCGTGGCATTAGCGTGGCGAAGATCCCGTGGCTAGAAGAGTGGCGCAAGGTACCAACTCCTAACTACAAGCCTGATCCGATTGGAATGCGGAAGCCGTTTGAGACTGTGCCGCATCGTCAGCAGCCAGGGTTCGTCAACGTGGATGTAAACCACTTCTTGTGGGACTCCAACGCCACGAGTCTTGATGATGCTGAGTACGTGTTCTTCCGTACGTACGAGTCGAAGCGCAGTCTTGAAGCGTCGGGCGTGTACGAGAATCTTGACAAGATCGAGGAGATGACTCGTACGCTCGCTCCCGACGATAAGGAGCGCCGCAACCGTGTTGAGGTTGTGGAGTGGTGGTGGCGTGACGGCAACATGATGCGCCTCACCGTCGTCGCCAACCGCAACACTATTATCCGTGATTGCGCCAGTCCGTTCTGGCACGGCGAGTTTCCCTTCACCGTTGCGAACATCATGCCGACCCCGTTCGCGTTTCGCGGCAAGAGCATTGTGGAAATCATTAGCGATCTTCAGATCGCATTGTGGGAGCTTCAGAATCAGCGCATTGACAACTCCAAGTTCATGGCAAACGCCGCCATGTTCGTTGATCCAAACACGGAGCAGCAGGACATTCGTCTCTATCCTGGCGCTGTGATTCCGCTGCGTCCGGATCAGGTGCAGGCGTGGATGCCGAATCTGAGCATTCTTCAGCCGTCGGTGCAGGCTGAGGAGATGCTGAAGGGTGATCTTCAGAACATCACAGGCGCAGTTGGTTATCTGAGTGGCGCGTCCAATACGCAGATTGACCAGACCACGGCTACTGGCATCTCCGTCATCAGCAACATGGCAGCCAAGCGCATCATTAGGATGAAGCAGCAGATTATGTACGCGATGCGTCGAGCAGGCGAACAGCAGATCGCGCTCAACCAGCAGCTTCTTCCCGGCCCTGTCGCGGTGCGTATTGATCGTGAGGCTGAGAATGATTGGAAGCTCGTGTCGCCGACGGATATTCAGGGTCAGTACGATTATCGCGTTGAGGATGCGAACGAGAGTCTGATGCGGCAGGAGCGTCGCGCTGAGGCTCTTGCGTTTGCTAATTGGTTCGGGCAGAACTACATGCTTCTTATGCAGAGTGGCGTTACTCCGAATATGCGTCGAGTCGCAGAAGATGTGATTCAGGCATTTGATGAAGATCCGAAAGAATATCTTGGTAACGCCGAGCAGGTGCAGAACCCGCCTTTGGTCGGAGGGCCGGGTCAGTCACAGCCGGAACCGACAACCCCAATGGGCGCAGCGCCCGGAAGCCCCGGCATCCCGCCTGAGATTCTTGCTGCTCTCGGGGCCGGTTCCGGCCAACCAACCCCCCAGTAATTCCGACTAACCGACTATCCGACCGGAGGACAAGATGAGCGAGATTGAAGAGACTACTGACGAGCGCGACCCGATTGCAGACGCGATTCTGCATGGCGGCGCTCCAAAGGATGACCCGTTTGAAACGCCTGACGAAGCGCCTGTCGCTGAGGAAGCGCCTGTTGCTGACGAGTTGATTCTTGGCAAGTTCAAGAGCGTTGATGATGTTGTTGAGGCGTACAAGAATCTAGAGTCGCACAACACGCAGACGAATCAGCGCCTGTCTGAACTTGAGGCTCTTCTCATGCAGGATGATGAGGACGAGTCTCCGGTTCAGCCGTGGGGCGTTTCGTTCAATGGCGAGCCTGAGAATGAGGAGCAGCTTATTGGCTGGGCTGAGCGTGATGCTGGAGCGGCTGCTCAGTGGGCGATGGCGAATGCGAATCGTGTTCCGCAGGAAACTGTGAATAGTCTGTGGGAGCATTGGTTTGAGACTAAGCCTGCTGAGGCGAATGCTTGGTATGTTCAGCAGCAGACTCAGCAGATCCGTCAGCAGTACGAGGACGAGCTTGCGATGTTGCGCGAGCAGATCACTCCGCTTCGTGATCAGCAGACGCAGACGCTTTTTGAGTCTAGCCTTGAGTCGCTTGAGTCGCAGATCCCTGATCTTGCCGACTATTCGGACAAGATCCAGGCGTACATTGACAATATTCCCGTTGATCAGCTTCATCTCGCGTTCTTCCCAAATGGGATGGATACGCCGGAGAAGATTCAGAATGGCGTGAAGAGTCTGTATGCGATTGTTCGTATGCAGGAGCAGCCCGTTCAGCATCAGGCCGTGGAGCAGCCAAGCGCGTTTACGCAGTCTCGGCAGGGCGTTGCTGACACTGGCCCGGTGGATTACGCTGCTAAGATCAACGCTGCTATCCTTAATGGGTAGTAGTTCCGACCATGTGTGGCCCAACCCGACCGTTGGACAACCGCAGAAACCCGTAAACTCCTCTATCCAGAAAGCGTAGGACAATCTAAATGCCTACCCTCCTCTCCGGGGTTGTTGACGACGCGGATATTCTGTCGAACCAGCGTGTCGTTGATATGTCCCCCACCATCGCTGAGCTTGAGCCGGACGAGGCTCCGCTCACGACGATGCTCCAGAAGGTCAGCAAGCGCGCTGCCTACTCGCAGAAGGTCGAGTGGCTGAGTGACGAGCTGGTGCCGCGCCTGACGACGCTTGCTGCGTCGGCTACGTCGTCGGCTACTTCTCTCTCCGTTCCTGCGACGACGGGCGCTTCGTCCGGCACGTACTTCCGTGCTGGCGACGTTATCCGCATCGCTTCGACTGGTGAGAACTGCTACGTCACTGGCGTTTCGGCTGACACTCTCTACGTCACGCGCGGCATTGGCGGCTCGGCTGTTACGGCTGCGTCGGCTGCGTCGGGCGTTGATGTGATCAAGGTCGGCAACGCTGCGGCTGAGGGTGCCACGCTTGGCACGCTCATCCAGACGAAGAAGGTCGCCAACTACAACTACGCGCAGATCCAGCGTGACCCGTGGGGCTTCACGAACACGCTGGTCGCGTCGAAGCTGTACGGTGGCCCGGAGCCTGCTAACGAGGCGAAGAAGAAGCTGATTGAGCATAAGCGTCAGCTTGAGAACACCCTGTTCTGGGGCGTTCGCGACCTCAACACGAGCGGTGCTGCTCCGATTGGTTACTGTGGTGGCGTCTTCCAGTTTGCCACGACGAACCTCACGACTGGCGTTGGCACCCTGACGGAGAGCGTCTTTGAGTCGTTTCTCCGCAAGGCGTTCCGTTACGGCTCGCAGAACAAGGTGTTCTTCTGCTCGCCGCTCGTCGCGTCGGCTCTGTCCTCGTTCCCGCAGGGCAAGCTCGCTCCCCCGTCGCCTGGTATCACGGAGTACGGCGTTTCGCTGTCCTCGTACCAGTCGGCTTCGGGCGCGAAGGTGCAGATCATGGTGAAGCGTGACTGGTACGATTTCCAGTCCACCGCGAACCAGTACGGCGGCATTGGCGTCATGCTCGACATGGAGGACATTACGATGCGTCCTCTGCGCGACACGGTGCTGAAGCCGGATCGTCAGGCCAACGACGAGGACTCCGTTAAGCAGGAGTACCTCACCGAGTGGTCGTTTGAGATGGGCAGCGAGAAGAAGCACGCCATCATCTCGGGCATCACCGGCTACTAAGCCAACCCAATCTAGGCGGCGGGGATATATGACTCCCCGCCGCCTAGTCCAACTCTCCCACCCGACACAGGAGACAATCAATGCGATTTGTCAGCAAGCACGGTAATTACACTTTTGTAGCGCGCCCCGATACGGTTCAGATGATCCTCGGCCCTGGTGGTGCGATGATGCCGCATACCGTTCAGAGCGCCATTATCTGTGATTTCACGCATGGCATGGTTCGTCCTGATGAGGCGATGATGGCTGCTGAGAAGTGGATGGGCATGGGAAATCGTCAGGATGGTACGCCTATCGCGTTTGGCGCTGTCCCTAGTGCGCAGAGTGGCGTGGTCAATGGGCAGGCGCACGATTCGTGGCAGCCAATGTTGACGTTCAGCGTGTTTGACACGGACACGATCCCGAATGAGGAGGATCGAGCGTACGCTGAAAAGCGTCTTCTTGAGGATGCGAGCAACGGGAATCATTACATTCAGGTTGGTCATCGTAAACTTGATCCGCCGTGGCCGACGTACGAGCAGATGCAGGGCAAGAAGGGTCAGCCGACTAGTGCGCTGATCTGCAACATGATCCGCGAGGGTGGGTACGACCCGGATTATGTGATTGCGTACGAGCTTCAGCGTGAGCGTCCTCGTTACGACATTCCGAAGGCGATTGAGGCGCTGAAGGAAGAACTTGCAGCTCAGGCTGCTGAGGATGCTTCGCTGGCGCGCGAAATCCCCGCGTAGTCATGCACCACAACATTGCCGCGTATGAGGCGGCTGTGCGTCGTCATGTAACGGTGATTATTCCGTGGCATGGGCGAGAGGAGGATTTGCTTCGGCAGGCTCTTCGTTCGCTTCCTCGCGGCGTAAACGTGATCATTGCGAAGAACGCTGGTAAGCATGAGATGGCTAGTGCGGTCAATGCTGCGCTAGAAGCAGCAAAGACGCGGTACGTGTTTTTCATGGGCGCTGATGATGTGCTTGACTCTGAGACGCTTTGGCGCTTGTGGGAAGCGGCTATTGATTATGATGGTGCGTATCCGTGGATGCTCGGGTTTGGTGATAGGCGCTTTAGGTTTCCGGCTGAGCCGTGGTCGCTTCGGCGTATTCAGGATGCGAATGTGGGTGGCGCTCTGCTTGTGAAGACGGCTGCGGCTCGCGCTGTTGGCGGGTATGCGGATAAGGCGATTGAGGATTGGGATTTTTCGTACCGGTTGGCGCAGGCTGGTTATCGGCTCGCGCCTGCTCCGCGCGCTCGGTACGGGTATCGTCAGCGTCCTAACGGGTTGTGTAGGTCTACGATTGATCAGGCTGCGAGCATGGGCTTGTCGGTTATGGATCTTGCGCCGTACGAGGAGCGCGAGGATGTGTCGAGCGTTTTCTACCAGTGGAAGTACGATGGTACGGCGTATGTGCGGTGTGATCTCGCTGCGCGTACGGCTGGTGGTGTGGTGCGTGGTACGTGGGATTGGCAGAATATTCACCAGGCTCCCGCGTGGGTGTACCAGTATCCGAACCGTGATGCGCAGCCGTATTGGGATCTTGGCGCAAAGCTTGGCAAGAAGCGCGTGATTGATGTGGATGACAATTATTTGTCTACTGATCTTGCGAATGTTGTCAGCAAGTACCATCAGGAGAATGGGAAGGCGTGGGGTGAGCGCCAAGAGTCGCATAAGCGGATGGTTGAGGAGGCCGACTATGTTATTTGTGCCACGCCAGCTCTAGTTGAGGTGTATGGCGCGGTGAATCCGAATGTTGTGTTGTGTGAGAACTCGTGTGATCCGGTTGATTGGCCGCGTGTTCAGAAGAAGAAGAAGATTGTTGGGTGCGTGTTGAGCGCAAATCATTATGATCATCTTCACTTGGTTGAAGACGCTTTGCGTTATGCGGATGCTGCTGGCGCTGAAGTTCAAATCGTTGGGTTAGATCCTGATTGGGACTTCTCGTATACGCATTTTGCGTTTACGCCTAGTGTCGCTTCGTATCGGCGCGTGTTGTCTCGCTGGAGCATTGGCTTAGCGCCAGTCATAGATAATGACGTTACTCGATGCAAGAGTGATTTGAAGTGGCTTGAGTTCACGATGAGTGGAGCTGCGCTTGTTGCTAGTGATGCTGAGGCGTATAAGCGTGTTCCAAATGACTCGATTATCAGAGTTGATGGTGCCAATGGGTTTCGTGATTCTGTCGCAAAGTTGCTCGGTGATGAGGCCGAACGGAAGCGTATGATTCGTCGTAGCATGTTTCATGTGAAACGGGATCGCTTGGTTGGTAATGAGTCGTTGCGGAGCAGGTATACTAAAGCACTAGCATGAGTACCGTTCAGATTCAGTCGTGGCGTAGGCCAATTACGGCGCACGCTGAAGAGACATACGATCTTGAGTCGGGCGAGCCTAAGCGCAGTATCAATTGGCATCTTCACGGCAAGAATCAGTACGAGGATGCTGAGCGGCTGGCAAGGGGTCTTGCGTGTGGTGTGTGTTTGAGCGTGTTCCCGGCGCGTCCGTGTATTGAGAACATGCGTGACTTTAAGCCGATTGCGCACGAGTGGCAGCCAATGAGGACGAAGGATGAAGTGATGAAGATGGTTGCTAATGGTCTTTGTCCTACGTGCGCCAGTGAAGTTAATGATCGAATGCACGAGATTATGCATCGTGGCCTTGATCCGCTCAGGCCGAAAGGTATGGACGAGTAATGGCTACGTTTGCCCAGCTCAAGCAGCGCGCTCAGAATCTTGCGCTGAATGATGATGACACTGAAGCGGGTTATCACGTTAATGATGCGCTTGATGACATCGTTGTTAATGCTCAGCTTAAGGTAACGCAGGTCAGCAAGCCTCTTGCGGCCGGTCAGTCGGTGTACGATATTTCGTCCGATTGGTCGATTTCTGATTTTGGTGCGCTTCAGTATCTTGAGTATCTTGGCCTAGGTTCAACATACTCGTATATTTTGGAGCAGTCGAGTGCTGATGAGCTTCTTGCGCTGAATGCGACGAACCCAATTGGCGCTACTCGTAAGTACGCTTTTCTCGGGTTGGACACGATTCGGTTGTGGCCTGTTCCACAGCAGGGCGTTCGCCTTTCGGTTAGCGGCCCTGGTTGCGTAACTATTAGTGGTGGAGCAATTCTAGTTCTTGCCAATGGTGTTCTTAGTGGGGATGCTGTTGCGGTTACAAATATTGCTTCTGGCCCTGCTGGGTTTTATGACATTACGACTAGCTCTAATCATGGGTTTTCTAATGGTCAGAACGTGTACTTTGTTTTGTATTCTAGTTCTAATGGTCAAGCGTTAAATGGGCAGACCTTTGCGGTTGAAACTACTGCTTCTCCAAACGTATTTAGAATTGCTTACTCTGGTGCTGTTGTGATTGGTGCGGCTAATGGTGCAGTTGGTTCTCCTCAGACGTATTACACTGATGGCATTGGTTCGTACGCAAGTACATATACGTATGTTGTTTACTCATCTGGTTCAATGCTTGCTAGCGCCTCGTCTGGAAATGCGTCTTACGAGTCGTGTACGTTGTCTTCTGGAAACGACACGCTAAAGATTTATTACGCTAGAACTTCTACGGATCTTGTAAATCCTACGGATGTCCCAACGGACATTCCAGCGCAGTGGCATTGGCTGATTGCTATTGGCGCAGCTGCTCGACTGGCTGATGCGGTTGGTGAGGATCAGAATCTCAGCAACGCGCTTGATGCGAAGTTTGTTGCTGGTATGGATCGGTTCCAGAAGTGGCTTGGTCGTCGCCAGGGTCGTTCGGCAAAGACGATTCAGACGGGTTATTTGCGTAATCCGCGTCGTCCGTTCCACGATAACTCAACGTACTATTCGTTTACGCAGCGGCAGGGTTAGCGTATGGCGGGTACTGTTCAGTACGCTAGCCATTCCAACTTTTTCACGGGAATGGTTCGTGATATTCCACGGCATCTGATTCCTGATGGTGCGGTGTATGACGCTACGAATGTTGTGATTACGAACTCTGGTTCGTTGGCGAAGCGTGGCGCGTCTACGACTGCGCTTGCTGCGGCTACAAGTCTTGCGCCGACGGAGATGGCTTCGCAGCGTAGTGCGAACATTGATGGGCGCACTCGGCTCTATCCGGCTGGTGTTACGAGTGGCGTTGTCCGGTTTGGGTCTATGGCGTTTGCGTCTATGGTGCAGACGCTTTACCCGTTTACGTCGAGCATTACGGCGGATGCGATTAGCAGTCCGACTATTTATGGTGATTCGTCAGTGTTCCCTGTTGCTTCTACGTCGGGATCTAGTCCGATGGCGTGGGTTGGTGGAGCTGACTTTTCGGAGACTAGTGCGAACGCTACGACGGTTGTTAGCGCGACAACTGTGGTTGGCGATAACGTAATCACGGTTGGAGCGACTGCTGCTGGCACGATGAAGGTCGGCGGGTATGTTCACTTGTCGAATGGTGGTACTGACGAGTATACGGGTCGCCTGTTGAATGTTGGCGCTACGACGATTACGGTTGATCCTCCACCGTTGTACGCTAAGACGTATACGAGCGCGGCGTACTATCCGGTTCTCCCGCAGGTTGGCACTCGCAATGATGGTCAGTATATTGCGTCGGCTGGGTGTATTGGCACGTTTACGTCGGGTGGTGATTCTCGCATCGTTATGGCTGATGTGAAGATCACGAATACGACAACGAATAAGACCGCTGCGTATCCGAATCGGATTGTGTGGAGTGTTCGCGAAGCTGCTGATGCGACCGTGACGCAGGTTGATGGTCTTGTCCAGGCTACTCGCGCTGGCTTTCCCGCGTTGAATTACATTGATATTGAGGATATTGAGCAGATCATTGCGCTTGTGCCAGTTGGTTCGGGCAACATGATGGTGCTTGGCACGAAGAACTGTGTGATGCTGAGTGGTTATCTGCTTACGCAGTCGGGCGGTGCGGCGAGCGCGAGCCTTAGTCGAGGTGGTATCACGGCGAACATTCGAGGCTTTTCTCAGCAGGTTGGTTGCTTGAGTGCTAAGAGTGTGCAGCGTACGAGCGCGGGTGTGATGTTTGCCGCGTCGGATGGTGTGTATCTGACGGATGGTGCTTCGCTTGTGAATACGATGACAAAGAAGGTTTCTAACTTGTGGGGCGATGCGCTTAGCGGATTGTCTATTTTCAAGTTCAACCAGTCATTGTTTGACGGGAGTGATGTGCTTGCTGGGGCGAACGTGAATCTTGGCGTGTACGGCTCAGCAAATATCAATGATTCGCACTATTACATCAGTCTTGCAACTGGTGGCTTCTTGTGTGATCTTCGCGCGTCGTTTGGTTGGACTCGTGTGCAGGCTGGACAGCTTGAGATTGCGGCTGCGTGTGTGGATTCGGATCAGACAACGAATCGTATTTACGCTGTGAAGTATGGGACGACGGCTGCGACGAGTGGTATTGATCGTGTAATCCGTATTGATCGAGTTGTTGTGCCGGATAATACGAGCAAGGATGCGGATGGTTCGCAGATCAATTGTTCGATCACTACGCGCGCGTATGCTGAGGGTGATCCTGCGCAGAAGCGTCGGTATCGTCACGGCTTGTTTACGTATACGCTTTATGGTGGAGCTGCGACGTATCCGTCTGCGACAACTTATCCGTCGGCATTGTTGTATCTCGGGTCGAGTACGGGTGCGTTTACGGTGACGGCTACTCGTGGGCTTGATGCTTCTGGTTCGTCTACGCTTGTTGGTTCTAAGACGGCGACGGCGCAGACGCAGACTTCTAGTGTGCTTCGTTGTGATCAGCAGGTACTTAGTCAGGCTGTGACGTATACGATTGAAACGACTGGGTATCCGATTGGTTTCTCGTTGTACGAGATTACAAATGGGTTTAACCAGCTTCGTCCTGGTCGCGTAACGTAGTGGCTAGGGAGCATATTGATCCTCCGGCGATGCCGCCGGTGAAACCGATGCCGGAGCCGCCTGATCCTCGGATCATTCCGCTTGATCGGCAGACTCCTCTTACGCATCAGCAGGTTGAGCAGGTTAGGTTTGGGTTGGGTGATACGGGGCCGTTGGCTCAGGCTGTGATGAATGCGAATGTGCCTGCGTTGGCGAAGCAGCTTGCGACGGGTGCGGTGTCGTGTTTGTCTTCTCGTCGTCCTGCTGATCCCGTGGTGGGTCAGATGATTTATGAGACTGATACGCAGCAGACTCGATTTTGGAATGGAACCGAGTGGCAGACACCGGCCAATGCAACAGTAGTTTGCACATCTACAACAAAACCATTAAACCCATCTTTGGGACAATTTATTTACTGCACGGACACAGATGAGTCTCTCAAGTTTGTTTCCTATGGTGGATCAAATAGATGGATGCAAGCAAACCCAAAGTCAAATAGGCGACTTAATTTGAATGGTGGAATGGGTGTTTGGCAACGTGGTGCTGGCCCTGTAACAACAAGTGGGCAATATCTCGCTGACAAATATCAATGCGTAAATACAAACTCCTATTCAAGAAGCACAGATGTTCCAACCGGAATGGGATTTCAATACTCTATTTCTTATGGCAATTCTTCTGCTGCATACCCACTTATTTTGCACAAAATTGAAGCTGTTGATTCTGCTAGATTTGTGGGAAAATATCTTACAATTAGTTTTTGGGCAAAAAATGTTAGTGGTTCTGTTGGGATTTATGCAGATTTTCTTAGCCCAACAGCAGTTGATAACTGGGCAGGAGTAAACAATTGGAGTACGGCAATATCTTCGGCAATTGTCCCAACTAATTCTTGGACATATTACTCATTTACAAGCAATGTTGTTGCCCCGGCCAGCGTTGCAAATGGTTTAGGATTTTATATTCCTAGAAATAATGGTTCGGCAACGACTCTTGTGACTGGTATCCAATTAGAAGTTGGAACTGCCCCTAGCGAGTTTGAGTTTAAAACATATTCTGACGAGTTGCGCTTGTGTCAAAGATATTACTATACGGTATTTAATGGTTCTGGTGGAAATAATCCGGCTTTGTTTAGAGGCAATTCTCCGAATATTGGCAATACGTACTTTTTCAATTTTTCTTTACCAATCGCACCACGTGTTGCTACTTTTGCAATCGCCTATCCTCAGCCATCAAATCAAATACATAAACCTGGTATTAGGTGGGATACGGCTAATTCTATTAGTATTAATGTTACGCCTGGTAATGATATTCGTTTTGAGTTTCAATGTGTTCCTGGGGTAGATGATGGAAGCACTTATTACGTTTGTTATTTGTATGGTGTAAGCATTACTCTTACAGCTGATCTATAACAACACAAAGCCGACTGATCAATAGGTATACTCTAACCGTGCCTTCCACTCTCTACGCACCCCAGCGCGTCAACTACAAGCCGACCGCACCCAACGCGAACCCAGAAACCGACCCGCGCAAAATCCTCCTCAACTCGCTGAAGAAGCTTGGCGATAAGAAGACGCAAGGGATTATGGATCAGTCGCCTGCTGCCGTGATGGGAGCTGTGACGAATCCAACTGATGTTGCGAGTGGTATGAAGGGGAATATTCTTGGTGGCGTGGAGACTCGCGCTCGGATGATGGGCGGCAAGTAGTGGCGGTAACGCGCGTCAAGATCCCTAAGCCTACGAAGACTGGCACGCCAAAGGGAATGGAGGGCGTGCGTCCTGGTTCGCCAAAGGCTATTGCGGCTGGGTATAAGGCTCCGAAGGGGCCGGGTAAGCCGGGTGGCGCGCCATTCTCCCCATCGTTCAACGCTGATGGCACGACAACGCTGAAGCCTCCTACGGCTCCAGCGGTCACTACGCCCACGACTCCGGCTCCGACTACGCGCACGGTCACTACTCCTGGTACGCCGCCGACTGCTTCTTGGTGGCAGTCGCAGTACACGAGTGATCCGTCTTTCCTGCTTACTGACCCGTCGCTTCGTGCTGCTCAGAATCAGACAAGTTCTAACTTTGGGTATCGCATCAATCGTGATGTGACTGAGGGTTCTCCGACTAAGGGGCAGGCGTACTATCGAGCGCCGAAGATTGATCCTGTTACGAAGAAGCCTGTGCTTGATGAGACGGGTAAGCCCGTGTACTTGGCGACTGGGATTCTTCAGACGTTTGATGACGCTGGCAAGCCTGTCTACAAAGACTCAACGGGCAAGGTGTATGCGCCGTCTGAGCTTGAGATGGATATTCAGCGCATCGCTAAGGGCGAAGCCGGGTATCTTGAGGGCGCGCTTGGTGGTGCGGAGGCAACGAGTGAGAAGGCTCAGTTCAATATTGGTGATGTGGCTGCTCGTGCTGGTGCGCGGCGTAGTGGTATGCGCGCTCAGGCTAGTGCTGCTGAGACTGGTGCGCTTCAGTCGGCGCTTGCTGGTTTGACGCAGAAGGCTGCTGGCGAGTTGACGGGTATTGATAAGCAGTACGCTGATCTTTATTCTTCGATCTTTAGGGGGCTTGCTCCGAAGGCTGAGGCGCTTGCTGCTCCGACAACGGCTGAGGTTCCGGTTGCTCCTTCGGCTGAGGTGGTTCCGCCGCCTGCTGCTCCGAACACGAATCCGGTTACTGAGTCTGGTCTTGTTCCGAGGCAGGCGCTTAGTGGTGGGCCGCAGGGTCAGTTTATGGGTCAGGCTGGTGCGATTGTTGCGCAGCGTGATGCTCCGTATGCGCAGAAGGTTGCTTCGTTGAATGCGTTGAAGCGGTTTGCTTTGACTCCTCAGCAGCTTAAGTGGATTAGTGATTGGATTGAGAATAATAAGCCTAAGCCAGAGGTAAAGCCTAAGCCGAAGCCTGCTAAGGGTAAGGGCAAGTAGAATCTAGTTATGGCTAACGGCGTTTACCAGTTTGGCAATAGTGCCGGGTTTGTTTTGACGGATAAGCCTGCTCCGTCGTTTGCTTCTCAGCCTGGCGCTAAGTCTGAGATTGCCAAGCGAAAGAAGAAGGAAGCGGCGCAGGCTGCTAAGGACGCTGCGCCTACTACTACTTCTACGAGTGTTTCTTCTCCGGCGGGGAAAACTGCTGCTGAGAAGGCTGCTGATCGTAAGGCGGCTGCTGAGAAGCGTAAGGCGGCTGCGGCCAAGAGGGCTGAGGAGCGTAGGGCTGCTGCTGAGGCTGCGAAGAATCCGCTTACTGCTCCGTTTAAGACTCCGGCTGAGCTTCGTCGTGATGCGGCAGAGTTGGCGGCGATGGGTGTTGGTAGTGAGGATACGCTTCGTGCTACAGCCGCTCAGCAGCAGGCTGGTCTTGGTGGGCTTACTAGCGCGTTGACGGGTACGCTTACTGGGATTGCTGATCGTACGCAGGCTGGTCTTGCTGGGTTTGGGAATTTGTATTCGCAGCTTGCTGGTCAGGCGCAGTCGGCTGGTCAGTCGGCTGCTGCGGCGGCTGGCGCTCCGACGACTATTGCTGCTGGTGCGTCGCCGACGGTTGCGTCGAATCTTGCGAATCTTTCTGCTCCAACTATGGGGTATGCGCCTGCTGCTGCGGTGACTGGTGCGCAAATGGTTGGTGCGGTGACGGCGAATCTGACGAAGGCGCTGATGAATCGGTCGAGTAAGTTGAGTGCGGATACGGCGAAGTATTTGTACCAGTTGAAGAATGATGAGATTCAGCGCGCTATTAGTCAGGGTACG